CTGTTCTCGATAATCCACCAATCATGTGTATTAATCCAAAACCATAAAAGCCAAGTCCAGGTAAAAATTTAAAATGTACGAAGTAGTTAATTTTATTTTTTTGAGGATCACCTATCTCATAGTTTCTTCTAATGGATAATACTTCTCTTGATCCTTCTTCTATTGTTACAATGTAAGGAAGTTTAATTCCTGTTGCTAAACCTTCAGCATCAGTATCATTAAATCCATCAATGTCTAAGTTCACGTGACACTCAAGTAAAGTAAACATTCTTTCATCTTTACCTTTTCTTGTACCGTCAAGTTCTCTCTCTTTTTTGTCTGTTTCTGATTCATTCATGTAAGATGGATTTAATTCTAAGTCTCTATAGAAACCACCTACTTGTTGTTTTCTTAAATCGTTCTCTGATATTTTAACAATATGAATAATTGATTCTGCATCATCTAATGATGTTGCTGTATAAGGCACAACTAAATCATCAGCAGGTACAAATTTTGAAACTGCTCTTTGCATAATTTCATCGTAGTAAACTTTTTTAAATGCAGATCCTGATAATGGTAAATAGAATAACATTTGATCAAACTCGGCTTCGTATTCATTCATCTGATCCATAATCTGATAGTTCATGAAGTCCTTGACCCTTGACGCCTGTTGCTCTTTTTCAGCTGTAATTTTTCCAACGATCTGTGTACGTACAGGTCCACCTGCAGGTAATAATTCTTTGTAAGCTAAAGATTGAAACTGGGTAACAGCTTCTGCTAATACAGGA